TCCGTGATGGTTCCTTTGATGATATTGGTGCGGCTGCTGAACTTGGTGATGTGTTGTGGTACGTTGCTATGTCTGCACACGAACTGGGGTACACGATGGATGAGATTGTTCATGGTGTTGTCAATAAACTCCGTGACCGCCAGAAACGAGACGTAATTAAAGGAAGTGGGGATAACCGCTAATGAATAACTACCTGCCAACCGACTATCAATCCTTCATTCACACATCACGCTATGCTCGTTGGTTGGATAAAGAGAACCGCCGTGAGAACTGGGGTGAGACTGTCTCTCGCTATATGACCAATGTGGTGGTTCCTAAGAGCCGTGACGAGGTTATCCTTGATGATCTGGAAGAGGCTATCCTCAACCTTGAAATCATGCCTTCGATGCGGGCTGTGATGACGGCTGGCCCTGCCTTGGAGCGTGACAACACGGCTGGCTACAACTGTTCCTACCTGCCTGTGGACGACCCCAAATCCTTTGACGAGGCTATGTTCATCCTTCTGTGTGGCACTGGTGTTGGCTTCTCTGTGGAGCGTCAATACATCAGCAAGCTGCCTGAGGTTCCTGAGCAACTGTTTGCTTCGGAAGATGTGATCGTTGTCCACGATAGCAAAGAGGGTTGGGCTAAGTCTCTGCGTAAGCTGATTGCTATGCTCTATGCAGGGGAAATCCCTAAGTGGGATGTGTCTAAAGTTCGTCCTGCTGGTGCTAAACTCAAGACCTTTGGTGGTCGTGCATCTGGCCCTGCCCCTCTGGTGGAATTGTTCCAGTACACGATTGAGAAGTTCAAGGGTGCTGCTGGTCGTAAGTTGTCTTCGATTGAGTGCCACGACATCATGTGTAAGATCGGTGAAGTTGTTGTGGTAGGCGGTGTTCGTCGCTCTGCAATGATCTCCCTGTCGAACCTGTCTGATGATCGTATGCGTCATGCTAAGTCAGGTATGTGGTGGGAAGGCAATGCTCAACGTGCCTTGGCTAACAACTCTGTGGCCTATACCGAGAAGCCTGACATGGAAACCTTCATGCGTGAATGGCTCTCTCTGGTGGAAAGCAAGTCTGGTGAGCGTGGTATCTTCTCTCGTCAGGCGTCTAAGAAACAAGCTGCAAAGAATGGTCGTCGTGATGCTAACCAAGATTTTGGCACTAATCCATGCTCTGAGATTATCCTTCGTTCGTACCAGTTCTGTAACCTCACAGAAGTCGTGGTTAGGGCTACGGACACACTTAAGGACTTGGAGCGGAAAGTAAAGCTGGCTACGATCCTTGGCACTATCCAGTCTACCTACACTCACTTCCCCTATCTGCGTAAGATTTGGCAGAAGAACACTGAGGAAGAGCGTCTGTTGGGTGTGTCGTTGACAGGTATCATGGATCACATGATGCTATCTGGTAACCCAGACCTTCCTAATATCTTGGAGCATCTTAAGAATGTTGCTGTTACTACTAATGCTGAGTGGGCTAATCATCTTGGTATTCCTGCTAGTGCGGCCATTACTTGTGTCAAACCAAGCGGAACTGTTAGCCAGCTTGTGGATTCCGCTTCTGGTATTCATGCTCGTCACAGCCAGTATTATATCCGCACCGTAAGGGGTGACAACAAAGACCCTCTGACGCAGCTTATGAAGGATCAGGGTATTCCTAGTGAGCCTTGTGTGATTAAGCCTGAGACTACCACAGTCTTTAGCTTCCCACAGAAGTCTCCCGAAGGGGCTATTACCCGTAACGACATGACTGCCATCGAACAGTTGGAGTTGTGGCTGGTCTATCAGCGTCACTGGTGCGAACACAAACCTTCTGTTACGGTGACTGTTCGTGACAATGAATGGATGGAAGTTGGTGCTTGGGTCTACAAGTACTTCGATGAAGTATCTGGTGTGTCTTTCTTGCCACACTCTGACCACAGCTACCAACAGGCACCCTATCAGGAAGTTAATCAGCGGGAGTATGAAGAGTTGCTTGCTATCATGCCACCAAAGATTGACTGGGCTAAACTGAGTGAGTATGAGACTGAGGATACTTCCAAAGGTTCACAGACTTTTGCTTGTGTTGGTGGTTCCTGTGAAATCGTGGACCTGACCTAATGTTCTTTGATCTTGTACAGATTGCAGTCTTGTTCGTTCTGACCTATCTAACCTATAAGCAGGGGGACAGGATTGACGATCTGGAAATGATGATGGGTTACATCCTTGGGAACCTTGCCAGTAAAGAGGGAGAAGAAGATGTTCTACATGATAACGAAGGATGACTGCCCTTGGTGTGATCTTGCCAAGGAACTCCTACAACAACGGAAGGCCCCTCTGGGGGTCTTTCACTACAGCGAACATCCTATGATCGTCAAACTCATGTTCAAGGGTGGGATTAAGTCTGTCCCACAAATCTGGTATGAGGGTGAATACATTGGTGGTTATGAAAATCTTGTAGAATGGTTGAATAACAATGAACCTTGAAGGTAAACATATCGCAGTCTGGTTCTCTTGCGGAGCAGCTTCTGCTGTAGCAGCAAAACTGTCGCTTTCTAAATGGGGTTCAAACAACAAAGTCTCTATCCTGAACAACCCTATCAAAGAAGAGGATGCTGACAACCAAAGGTTTCTGAGAGACTGTGAGCAATGGCTTGGTGTTAAGATTGAGCATGTTGTAAACAAGAAGTATCCCTCACAATCTTGTGTTGAGGTGTGGTCTGACAGACGTTTTATGTCAGGACCCAAAGGCGCACCTTGTACACTTGAACTAAAGAAGAAGGCACGACAAGATTGGGAAAATATCAACAAACCTGACTACACTGTGCTAGGCTTTACCAGTGAAGAGGTTAAAAGAGCAGAGCGTTTTCGATTAACAGAAAGAGACACTTTGCTTGTACCTCTCATTGATGAAGGTCTTTCTAAGGAAGACTGTTTCAAGGTGCTTGAACAAGCGGGCATTTCCTTGCCAAACATCTACAAACTGGGCTACCCTAATGCAAACTGTATAGGTTGTGTAAAAGCGGGATCAGCTACCTATTGGAACTTAGTTCGGGAAAAGCATCCCGAAGTCTTTCAAGAGCGGGCAGAACAATCCCGGCAGATAGGTGCAAAACTAGCTTACCACAAAGGTAAGAGGATTTACCTAGATGAGTTGCCAGAGGGTGTGAAAGGTTACTCCTTGAAAAACTACAACTTTGAGTGCGGAATTTTCTGCGAGGAAAAAGAATGATGCTTGAGAAGCCCAAAGGTAAGCGACAGTCCCGTTACAAAGGTGCTGAACAAGAGGGTGCAATGCGTACCGTCTCTATTAAGCCCCTCAACGACAACCAAGACACCTATCTGAAACGTCTAAAGGATTCAGATCAGATCATTGTTTGTGGTTTCTCAGGGACTGGTAAGACGTTCATTGCAGCCACCTATGCAGCGAACATGTATGCCAACCGTGAGATTGACAAGATCATCTTGACACGTCCCAATGTGTCTGTGGGTAAAGACTTAGGCTACTTCCCCGGCACACTAGAGGAGAAGTTTGCCCCTTGGGCTGCACCTGTCCTTGATGTTCTGAATGAACAACTAGGAAAGGGTACTGTAGAAACTGGTATCAAGAGTGGCAATATTGAAATGGCACCCCTATCTACTATGCGAGGCAGGTCATTCAAGAACGCCTTTATCATCCTAGATGAAGCACAGAACACTTCTGTTGCAGAGATCAAGATGTTCTTGACACGGATTGGTAAGGACTGTAAGGTCGTAATCAATGGTGACGTAAAGCAGTCAGACATTGGTGGTCAATCTGGGTTGTCTAAGGTTATCCACCTTGCTAAGAAACACAAACTGCCTGTACCAGTTATTGAGTTTGGTGTAGACGACATTGTTCGATCTGACATCTGTAAAGACTGGATCATCGCTTTCGAAGCAGAGGGTATCTGATGGACAACCTAGAGTACTACAGTGCAGAGTGGGACGGCCCAATTAGTATACGGCATTCTGGGGTTCCAATCTCGACGAAGACCCCTATGCAAATCGTGAACGAATACCACAAAGAGAAATGGGAAAAGATGGAAAAAGACGCAGTGAATAGCCCCGCACACTACAACACGGGGGGTATTGAGTGCATTGACTATCTCAAGGACAACATGTCGTGGGAAGGCTACACAGGCTATCTGGAAGGCAACACCAAGAAGTACCTTCATCGCTGGCGCTACAAGACGAAGCCCCTTGAAGACTTGAAGAAGGCTCGTTGGTATCTTGATCGTCTTATCACAGAACTGGAAAGCGACTGATGTACACCCTCTTCTTCCTAGTCTGTAATACACTGTCTGGTGAGTGTTATGCCACCACATCAGAGGTGATCTACAAGACGGAGCAACAGTGTCAAGAGGATGCTTTGAGGATCGTTGACAACGTGAAAGAGGGTCAAGCTAAAGGGCTGTATCCACCAGAAGAGGCAATCTATGTCTGCCACAACTGGGGTGATCCTGCATGATTGAAGCCCTGATCTTCCTAGCAGCCTTTGTTGCTGTCATTTGGTACTGTGACGAAACCAATATGAAATGAAAAAAACCCCCTTCCCGGTTAATTCCGAGAGGGGGGTTTCTTTATTGAATACAGTAATTTTTGTGGTTAAGAGTGCTGTTCGGGATCGCGTTTATACAATTCGATAATATCCCGCTTCACCTCTTTGAGATCAGTCTTGATCTCGTTCATTATCTCACGATCCTCTTGACGACGAACATCACGAGAACGTATCTCAGCCTGCATCAAGGCGATCTGTTTCTCGTTTGTCAAGACACGGCGGATCAACCAAGTAATACCTGAGAAGATTGCTGCCACGGCACTTCCTATGATGTACTCTAGATAATTCATTTCTTAAATAGGCCCCTTATCCACCTAGCGATTTCATTTGGAGAGGGTAGTAACCACCCGAGGATCAGAAGGACCAGTATCCATAGCGGGGTCTGTTGGATATTCACTTCTTTGATATTTTCTGCTACCACAGGGCTAGTCTGTTGGATAATGTCTCGACCAGCCTCTGTCTTTTGTTGTACAGCTACAACCTGTTGTGTATTCTCTTTACCAGCCTGTACATTGGCTGCGACATTAGGCCCACCACCCGTTAAGAGGCTCAAGGGACCACCACAACCAGATAAGGCTAGGAGAGCCGCCAAGAGCAAGACACGCATGTCACAGCCCCTTCTTACAGAGCATAACCTTGCTATCAAGTCTGCGGTTCTGTAGGCCCTTCACAGTCCTGCCACCAGCCTTAACCCATTTACCTAGTTCATCACAGGCTTCTTTGAACTTACCTTGATTGGCTAGACGCATCATTGTTGATTTGCAGACAGCCCCAGTACCAGCATTGTAGGCCAGTTCCAGCATAGAGGCTTGTACACCCACAGGGATGTTAGGGTTAGTCATGCAAGGCTCTAGTTTAGCGTAGAACTCTGCCACACCCTTTTCAAGCATGGCAAAGCACTGTTCTTTGCTGTAGGTATCCCCCATCTTAACGCCACGAGTTTCCCCGTAGCAGACAGTAGGGATACCCACAATGTCCCTGTAGGCTTTCGTCTCTAGCCCTTCCCACTTAGCAATGAAAGGGGTGGCAGTGACAATTACAACGGCTGCAACAGCACCAGAGACTTTCTTTCTAAGAGACATTGTGGTAATCCTCACTCAGAAGGGTAGGGGTAACGATCACGGATTTCCTGACGTTTAGCAAGCCACTCTTCTTCCGTAGCTTCACCAGCTTGCCATTTGAAGAACAGAGGATCAGCTTCTTGGTTGTAGGCAATCTGGCGGGAAGATTCCTGTTGTTCTTTGGTTGGCGGAAGGGCAGGTTCTGGCTCAGGCATTGGCTGTTCAACCAATGAATAAGACCCTCTAGACCAACCCGCATAAGCGGGAGATACAACATCCCCGTTAGGAAGAGTAAATTGGCTACCTTCAAATAAAACTTCAACCGTTTCCTCACCTCTCATCAGGTTCAGCATATGATTAACTCCAAGTTGCAATTGACACCACGGTGCCAAAGATATAAGTTTTTAACTTTAACTCTCATTCAATAATGAAGAGTTTACCCCCAAGAGCGGCAGTCATACCAAATGTGCCTGCAAAAGTCCTAGTACCAGAGGAGGTGGTTTTTGGCAGAAGATAACCCGTGTAGTTTTCGAAACCACTTCCTGTATCTCTAGCAACTTTTGTGTAAGGTGCGCTAAAAGTTGTATTGGGAGCGGTACTTCCGCTTTGAGCGATGGTGATAGCCCCCAACAAACCAACAGCATTGATTGGGTAGGTGTTGTTGATACTAAAACTAGTGACAAAAGAGGTTCCAAGTGTAGCTATAGTTGTTGGGGCTGCGTTAGGATTACGTCTGTTAGTCACTGAGAATACTGCCACAGAACCAGAGTTAGACTGTTGGCTCACGTTGATCGTAATAGTCCCGCTTGTCCCAGTAGGAACAATGGCCCTCATAAGTGCAAACCTGTCACCAGAGATTTGTGCTGTTACTCCCCCAATTGTGCCAGAAGTTACTACAGGACCAGCATTGTTGTGAAGAGACATGACTACAAAAATTTCACGACCAGTCGAAGCAGCCCCAAAAGTAACACCGGGGATTTGATATAGGTTTCCTATACTTGACCCAAGTGTAAACGAATCAACAAGACTGACGGTTAGGTTATTCGAATAGCCAACTGCTGTATTAGGCATAAGACCAATCATTGTGCAGCCACCACGTTTACAAGAACGCTTGCGCTAAGTTTAGTGATGAACACAAGGAAGTTGTGTGTTGAAGTGGTTGTAAAACTATCCCCGGTTACACGAGAGAAACCTGATAGAGTTATTGCACCTGAAGTGGCACTATTAGCTATGCGAACCACAAGGGTGTAATCCCCTGAAACAGTTGGGGCTGCAAAAGTAAATGCACCTGTGTTGGTGATTGACTTAAAATTACCACCTACAGGGGTTGGTGTATATGTCCCAGTTGAGAATGAGCCATCTGAATCAAAGGTAGCTGTTACACCTGTCCCAGAGTTTACAGAAAGTGTAGAGTTGACATCAAATGATAAACCATTTGCCCCGGTGGGGGTAAACGTGCCAGCCCCTTCGTTAATAGTACCGAGAGTAACCCAAGCACTATTAACCTCATTTCTTTTTTTCAACTGGTTATTGGCAGAATCATACCACAACATATCCCCAAAAGTTGTGGTTGGGGCAGTTGCGTTAGAGTTTTGAGTTACAACTGCCAACAAAGCGTTGTTGAGATCACTGCGAAAGTTAGGTGCTGTCTGGTTGGCAATATTATAATCGTGAGTTGCCATATCGGGTTCCTATCAGTTATATTGGACCACAGCATCAAGGCTGGTGATACTTGGGGTGATATTTGTAGAAGTACTAGACAAGACTACCCTGAACTCTGCAGCCCTTGCATAGAAATCACTAACTTTGAGTTCTTGCCAAGCTGACCAAGTGGGAGGGGGGCTTACTGATGCAGGGTTATCGTTTGTGGTCCTGATGAAGCAAACAACATTAACGTCATCAATCTGAGCGCCGCCTGTGAAGTCGTCAAATAAACCGGGGAAGTCGTTAAACAAACCGGGGATGTTATCCCACAAACCTGCCGACCTGTCGATACGATCTACATCAACATCAACTCTAGCCCTAAACCTACGGACTGCACCTGTATCAATATTACCACTGAAGTCATAGGTCGCCGTAAAAGGGGCCGTCCCAGATACAGAAGTGATTTCCAATCGACTTGAAACCACAGAACAACCAGCCCTATTACCGAGAAAGGTTGGGTCTTCTGTGTCAATGATTGCAGGTTGAGCAAACGTCTCAAGTGCAGCCGCAGGTACAGTCACAGATGTGTAGTTCTCAGAGATATTCCCAGACTTGTCATAAGAACGTATCATATAGGTTCCCGGTTTAGCAGGAACAGCCACAGATGCACCGGGACGAGGGACTTTCTCCACATAGGTAACAGCACCAGCCCAAGAAGCACCGACCTCATCAACTGAATGACGAATACGATAGAACGACAAATCAAGATCAGGTACAGGTGTCCAATTAAGGTTTACAGTAGAGCCATTAAGTTGAGCAGAGAAATCTGTAACATCTTCGGGGGGAGAAGCTGTCCCCGATATGTTCACAGTGTCATAAACCCATTCGCCCCTGACACCAAGAAAATTATAAGCCCTAGCACGAAGATCATAAGAACCATCGAATACGTCTAGAACTTCATAATTACCAATATCACCAACTCCAACAGCAGTCCAACTTGTATCAGTCACTTTCTTAAACTGAACTTCTACACGCTCCACAGCAAAAGGTGTCGCACATTCGATTTCAATAAGGATCACATTGATTAAGTGTTCATAAATGACCCGTACATCACCTTTTGTATTCTCACCAAAACCAATGTCAGGGACTTCAAAAGCACTAGGAAGGTTGGTGTTGTTGTTTTCAAAAATTATTGCAGGCTCATCAGTGAACACAGCCGGACTGATTTCCCGAAGGGTCATTTGAACTTGCAGATCAAGACCTTCTGTCAAACCAAAATTCCAGCTAGTTACTTCAAAAGGTTTGTTGACCCAACCAAATCTTGTGTTGTTGATGTGAACAAAGTCACCCACCTCGACTTGAAAGGCGTTAAGACCAAAGGAAGCTGAGAAGGTCAACTGTTCACGGTTGCGACGAAGGGCCACATTAGCAAGACGCTGTGCAGTCTTTGAGGAACTTGTAAAGGGCAATGTGTAATCAAGTGTGTTGACAACACCATTGTCTGTAGTCACATAGACTGGATCAGTTACAGCAGGGTAATCAGCCTCTTGCCAATCACTTTCCGCACCTCTGAACTTACCTTTCACAGTATTAAAGTTGTTCCTACGAGAGTGTCGGGTAGAGAGGCTAATGCCGCTACGGAGATCGTTCTCATCAAGGGTGACTACAGCATACATGGTCTGAGAAGATATAGTCTGAGGTACACTAACTGTGTAAGTACCAACTCCTCCAGAACCAGTACCAAACCCTGTAATCTTGGTCTCTGTAGAAACCCCTACCCCAGAAACACTGTCCCCAATTGAGAGTGTGCCAAGAGAAACAGCCGTAACAGTCATTGTAGCCCCAGAGATGGAAGCAGTGAATGTTGGTGTGGTATAGGCCGCAGCCTTCATTCGCCACTTGCCTTGAGAGTACCAGAAGAGGCCACCCATAGAAGTAAGCAAGTCTGAAACAACCTGATTAGGCTCAAAGCTAGTTACAAAGTTACCATTGCAAGTGTAACGCTTCTCACTATCAATAGTTTGGTCACAGATATTAGCAGCGGTAATGACTAGGCTGTCTTCAACCTTGCTGGGGCTTTGAGCAAGTCCATAATCAGAGGTAATGTAATCCCTCAAACAAAGCGCAGGGTTATCAGACCAAGCAGTAGTGCCAGTACGAGGGTCAAAGACTTTCTTACCACGAATTACGGCAGATACAGATGGAACACCATTAGGGAAGGCATCTGCACTATACTCGAAACGAACATAGATATAAGCAATACCTTGGAGCCTGTGAGAAGAAGTCCATCTGCCATTATTAACAGCAAGGGAGGCTGTATCACTTACAAGATGGGGGTCAGCTTCTTGTGTAGAAGTGCCAAAATATCTTTTAATGCGAACATAGCTACCGCCCTCTGGATTAACATACCTAGCCGGGGAAGTAACTTCTCCACTCCCATTGATTGTTACTACTTCATCATTCAGATAAATTTGCTGATAACTGTCAATCTCGTGGCCTGCAAAAGCCAAAATGCGATGAAGGTATTTATTCTTTTCCCCAGTAGATGTGTCGTAGATACGGACGCCACCAACACGAGTTTGACCATAGATGACCTGATGATCTAATGCAGCACCACTCTCACCAGAGATACTGTAACCACGAGAAGACCCCATACTGGGTTTAGGTGCCAGAGCATTGAGGGCCGCACCCATTGCTGTGGAAACTAGGAAACTAGCCGCAATAGCCCCAAAACCAGTTAGACCTGCAAAAGCAAAAGCGGTGCCACCAATAGCAGCAGCGGCAACACCAACGCCTGTAGAAATAGCAGCGATTACAGCACTAACGGGCATTTTCTTTTCCTATCTTCTTGAGAAAGCGTGTCTCAACTTTGTTGTAACCCATGTGAAGCATAAGACTGTCTATCTTATTTTTTTCTGTGGTCGTGACATACAAACGGTCATACCCATCCTCTGCCAAACACTTCTCTGTAAACTGAAAGAGTTTTATACCAACTCTACCTTTTCTGTAGTCTGGGTGCAGAAAGATGGCATCGTTACCAACAAAGAAGTTTCCCTTAGAGTGCAGGTCTGGGTTAATCGTGGCAAAGAAGTAGCCCACAAGTTTACCACAAAAACGAGCAGTGAAAATCTTGAGGTAGCCTCTATCCTCTAGGATCAAGTATGTATCCCAATCTGGTTCTAGGTTCTTTTGATCTGTATCGTGCTGAACCTCTTCCCACTCCATTTTAGCCAACTCGTCTATTTCAGACATAACAGTGACTAAAGATTCTTGTTGGTAAGTAATAGGCATGTCGGGTGCCTTTCATAATGCGATTATCGTTGAGAGTTTACAACCTAAGCAACAGGGTTACTCTTGACATTCTCAGTGGCTTTACCCCAGAAGATTTCCTTATCTTGCAAGGATGCTACAAACTCTAGACCCTTATCACTAGGAAAACGGGATTTCTGATCTTCATTGGTGAAACGCCTAACAACAGGACGTTCAAGTTTAATCAAAATGTTTTCAGCCGTTACAGAGATTGTTGCTGTAGAACCTTGCTCAGATATATTCATCTGATCCAGTTCACCTGTGAAGATTTCAGCAAAGTACTCGTTACCACCCTCAAGTTGTAGGTTAAACAAGTTTTCTGTCGTAATCACTTGACCCGATTCTGTAATGATCTGATTATTAGATAACGACAAACCAAAGTAAATTCTACACTCCCGGCCTTGGTAGGGTTCAGTCAAAGCTAGGGTTAAGAAAGCGGAAGGGATGCCACTCATTGTGATAACAGCGCCCTTAGCTTCGATCTCTGTAGTCTCTTCAACAGAAGAGATGTTGACTAACTGACCAGCCCCAAGATAAGTATCACCTGCATACATGATGCGAGACGTTACAGTCTGAGACACACTAACTGTGTAAGTACCAACTCCTCCAGAACCAGTACCAAAAGCAGTGATTTTAGTATCTGTGGAGACCCCTGTTCCAGAGATGCTGTCTCCAACTGACAGTACCCCAGAAGAAACAGCCGTAACAGTCATTGTAGTCCCAGAGATAGATGCGGTAAAGTCAGCGCTTTTATTAGCGAACAGATCACCATAACCTGTCCAAAAATAAAGGGGTCCACTAGCAAAATCAATCTCAACCGCAAAGAACGGGTAAACAACATCTTCTGTTAGTTCACTTATAAACTCTACTGGTAAATCTCTGGACATGTCGGGTTCCTTTAGTCATTAGCTGATACGGTAGACAGTGTAGGTGCTGGCAGCAGTCTTACGGACACGGAATCGGCCAGAGGCACCAACTGCAACAGTCATACCACCAACCAGAGTAAGTCCAGTAGCTGTTCCAAGAGTAACCACACCAGAGCCAGTGTTGATAACAGAGAAGTCAAAAGACATATCAACTGGGAACGAGGCAGGTACACCTGCTTCAACGTCAGTTCCCAAAGGCAGGGTCAGTGTAGCAAGTGCGCCAGTGTACTGAATGATGCCTCCCAGCAGTTCTGCAATAGTGAGTGTTGCAGCGGCTGTTTCTACAGTCTGTGCAGGCTGGTTCTTGTAGACCACACCCGTAGTGCGAGTTAATCCAGTCAGGGTGATCCCACCCGTACCAGCAGTCAAGGCCAAGGCACTAGCACCAGTTGCATTACCAACCGTAACAGTTCTAGCAATGGCGTTAGTACCAATGTTGATAGCGCCTGTGCCTGCGTTCAATACAACAGAGGTAGCACCAGTTCCGTTACCAATCGTGATGGTCTTAGCATTAGCATTAGTACCAATGTTAATAGCCCCTGTAGTGCCGCTATCAACTGTTACTGCCCCTGTTGTCCCTGTAAGGACAGATACCCCGCCAGTGCCTGCTTGAAGGTTTAGTACACTGGCACCAGTCGTGTTACCGACAGTAGTAGTTCTGGCGATAGCATTAGTACCAATGTTCAAAGCACCAGTACCAGCATTAAGAACAAGGCTGGTAGCACCAGTGCCGTTACCAATAGTGATGGTCTTAGCGTTAGCGTTAGTGCCGATATTGATAGCACCAGTCGTGCCGCTGTCTAGTGTCAGGGCGCTTGTGGTCGTAGTCAAGAGGGATAGGGTAGTGGCACCAGTAATGGTCCCAACACCTGACAAGTTACCGACATTGGAAAAGAACTCAGCGCGAGTAATCTTGTTTGTGGTATTCAGTGAAACGTCTACAAGAGGAAGAACGTCTGTGGTAGCAGTGTTAGCCCCAAGGATTGCTGGGAGTTCAGAGATTTTAATCGTAGCCATTAAATTGCCTCCACGCAATCGAAGGTGATACCGTAGGAACTGATCTCATTGATGTTCCATTGGGTGATGTTGTCTTTAAGGCGGAACTTACCTTTTGTATTGGCTACCACAACAGGATCACCGTCTTCAGGGGAACTTCTAAGGTTAGGCCAGAGGTCTACTGTAGCTTGACCAGCATCATTCGTAGAAGTGTCTGTCAGAACTTTATAGAGGTTTGTGGCAGAACCAGAACCAAGTTGAATGTAGTCACCAGCCTTAAAGAAAGTGCTTACATTAGGGCTGCAACCGTCAATCAGAAGGGTGTCACCACTCTGACCAGCACCATTAACAAAGGGGCCATAAGCATCAACTACACCTTGGTAGGCAGTGGCTGTGGGACCTGTCTCAAACTGTGCGCCCCACAGAAAGAAACCTGACACACCATCACCAGTATAACCGTCTGTTGTTCCGTTGTCAGTACGAAGTCTAAAAATAAGTGCCTCTGTTGCTGTTGCCGTAAAGGTCTGAGAACAACGATACCAACCATTTCCTGCGGCAGAGATGCCACCAGAACCAGAAACAAAAACCCCAGTACTTACATCGAATACAGCCGTCTGTGTTCCAAGGGACGTTCCTGTAGTAACAAATCTTGCTCTAGGTCTGCCATTAGGTTTTATGAAAACACTAAGTGTGTAGGTTGTCCCAGTTTGAACAGAAACAGAGATGGAAGTCTGGTGAGGGGTGGTTGCTGTTAGTGTTTCTATGAGTCGGTCGGCAGTACTCGTGCCGTCTGGGGCGACAGTAGCATTAGGGCTAACGGTCAGTTCAAGTTTTGTCCAAACAGCATTATCGAATTGCTCAGTATAGTTTAGAAGGTTTTTCTTATACCCCAAAGCAGACCCTTGTGCATCAAAACAGTTAGGATCACCGAGAAGGAAGGTTCCCACTTGCCCTTTAAGACTAAGCAGGAACGCAACCCAGTTCTCAGCATCTACCCTTCGCATAGGTGGGAGAGAGATAGATGCAGCCCACCTTTGACCGGGATGGGCTACAATCTGTTGTTGGAACGTGAAGGGAGATTGACTAATAGCTACAGCATTTTCAGCCATAAGGGTAATGTTGGCAATACCAATGTTAGTCGGGGTGTTCAAAGGGTAGCTAATCGCCATTTTATTTCCTCATCAACGGAAGGCTTGTTTCATTTGACCACCACGAAGACGGGCATCAATAACAGCAGCTTTTGTAGCATTAGTAATCTGTGGGATCATCTTAGCAACTTCTGCACGAACCATAGCAGCATCACTACCAGTAACCGTGATGTTGTTCTGAACAGTCACATCACCAGAACCCTTACCCATAGCCTGAGCCGTTTGAGCGGCATTGACCACAGTACCAGACTGACGGGGGATAACAAGTTCTGGACCCTTCTCACCCACAAGGTAGACTTTGTTAGGATCAACAGGGCCACCAGAAGCCATAGGGCCACCGAAAGGCAACCCAAAGGAACCTGTAGCCGGGGCAGAGAAGAAACCACCCCCACCACCACCACCACCAAAAGCACCACTAATAGCCCCTACGATCCGCTGAACCACATAAACACGGTACAGTTCTTTGATGATCTCAGCAGCCATACTCTTGAAAGCATCCTTGACAGACTTAGTACCATCAACCATAGACATGAAACCATCTTCGAGAGAAGACTTAACAGTGTCCATGATACTCTTACGCTGTTCTTCAAGTTCGATCAGACGCTCAATCTCAGTGGCTTGTTGTACCAGACCAGCAATAACTTCTGGGCTAGTCTTTCTGAAGTCATCACCAAGAGCCTGACGGACTTTCTGATAGGCTTCTGAAGTTCCAAGGAGTTCTCTTTCGAGTTCCAGTTGTTTCTGAAGATCGCCAAGAGGGTCTTTCTTGTCGCCGCCCTTTTTAGGTTTATCTGGGTTTGGTGTCATCACCCCCGGTATTTCAATAGGGGCATTAGCGTCATTTGTATAACCAGCTTGACCATCAAGACTGTTGAGAGCCTCCCGAGGTAAAGCGCCTGTTTTAACACCTTGGCGAATAAACTTCTCTTCAGGAGACATCCTTGAGAGTTGTTCAATCTCTTGAGCAAGACCCAAGGAGATGCCAAGATTTGAGGCCATAATTGCCGCAGAAAGCGCACCATCTGACAGGTTAGTAAGATCGACACCTTCCAACTTCAAAGCATCAATCACAGACTGGGAAAGACCTTCTTCAAGAAGGGAAGTTTCAGTTGCACTTCGTCTAATCTGATCTTCTATGGCAAAAGTTGCATCAAGGATACGAAGAGATGCTTGAGCCGCCACGTTCTGTTCATTGGTCAATTGACCACTTGCAATCTTAGCTTGGATCAAAGCCCGTTCAACTTTGTACTGGGCTTCTGCTTGTGCTTCAACAGGCTTAACACCCGCTTGCAGGAGTGCTTGATACTCTCTTTGAATAGCTAAGTTCTTCTGCGGATCAACAAGCCCTTCCTTAACCTGACTGTTAATTTCTTTCAGTTCTCTGGCCAAACGAAGTTGAACTTCTGTGTCGTAGACAATACCCTTTTGAATACCAGCCGCAGTAGACAATCCACCATTAAGCATACGTTGGGCTTCTGCAAGTGCTTTTTGTTTAGCAGTGAGTTCATTAAGATAAACTACTAAATCACTATAGTCTTTCTTCGCTTTATCAATAGCAGCTTTTTCTTCATCAGTAGGTGCAAACTGTCCTCTAACTTTTCTTTGGGACGCAGTTACTCTGGCAATCTCTGATTGAGCATCCAACATGGCTTGACGAGCGCCTGCAACAGCATCATCCTCTGTTCCAAAGGAAAGTCTATTGATCTCATTTTGAGTGGATTGGATTGAAGACTTGAGGTTATCGACAGCTTGTTTGTATTTGTCTATACCTTTTGAGGCTTCATCAGCAGCTTCACCAGAGCGCATAAAGGCAGAGCCAATAGCTGTGGCAAGAGAGATGCCAATACCAATAGCTGCACCCCATACACCGGGGATAAGACCAGCAAGTTGTGTAGCTTGTTGTCCAAAAGCGACAAGGACGTTTGTACCAGACTGAATTTGAACAAAGAAGTCACCAACCTGATAACCAACTTGTTGAGCCATCATCCCAAAACGATTAAGGCCACGACCACTTACTTGAGCATTTTCCCCAAATCTGTCAATGAACGCCTGCGCCCTGTCGGCATCATTACCTACTTTTTGGAAAGCAAGAGAAAGTTCAGCAAGTTTAGCCTCTTTCTGATCGTCAGCAATGACGCCCATCAACACAGCACGATTTAGGCTCTGTTGGGCTTGTTCATAAACCCTAGCAGCCATAGCAACTCTATTATACATAGCCTCAAGGCGAAGGACTTCTCCCTCAAGGGCTGCAAAGCCTGCCCCACCGCTGGTTGCAGTAGGCCCACTGACACCAAGTTGACTGTTGATAGCGTCTTGGTTCGCCCTTGCAGTCTTGAAGGCTTGAGCCTCTTGCTTGCGAAGTTCCTCCGTAAAAGCCGAAGCACTTGCCTCCGCAGAATTGTAAGAGTCACTAACCTTAAGGTTCTTATTAATGATTTCTTGGTTTGCCCTTGCAACATCACGAAGATATTGAGCATCTTTGGCAGATACAGCAGCAGCCCTAGCAAACATTTGCATGAATACTGATGCAGACTTTGCGGCGGAATTAAAAGAGTTCTCAAGGTCGTAAAGTTCTTGCTTTGCTGTTTTGACCTGAGAACTGTCAACAAGAATATCAATATCACTCATTTGCTTACCGCCCTCAAGAAAATTGCGTCTAGTCTTTTAACTGCCTGAATTTCCCAAGGCAGTAGTGTATTCTGTGTCATTCGTTGCCAAGCATCAATCTCTTGGTAAGAGATCGGAACAGGTCCGTTGAACCCTTGACCTCTGGTGTGGTTGAGCAACAAAAAAGCAGTCCAGACATATTCCAGTAACTCTGGGAACTCTGGTCCCTGTAGAGCCAATGGTGTTAGTCCAGACTGCCTTTCTACTTGTTGTAGGTGTTCACGCTCAGTTACACCATCTTTGTCAGGAATAGAGAGTTTGAAATCCCACTCAGCATACTCCTCTAGATCAAGGATTAGCCCTTCAAAAAAGCTGAGTAATCCTCTTGGGCTTCAAGCACCTGTTGCTTCAACCAAGGCAGTTTGTTGTAAAGGTCAAATGCCTCTGCAACAGAGAATTTAGGAGACTTGCCATTAAGCTGGATCGACCAGTCTTTAGTAGTCTTTGCCAACATCTCAAGCGTAGTGTTCTCAAGTTCCTCTGCCGTGAAGGTGATCTTCTTACCTTTGGCAGCTTTCTGGATACGCTTGTTGGTTTGTTCATGCACAATGGCCTTGTAGGCACTAGAGTGGGGGGCATAAACCGTAATCGTCATTTCCTTACCA